ATGTCTGAAGCTCTGCGCCGAAACGCGGAAAAGCGCCTGGCGATGCTCAAGAACGAGCGGACGTCATGGGAGCAGAACTGGCGCGAGCTGTCTGACTTCATCCAGCCCATGCGGTCCCGCCTGCTGTGCGATCAGCAGGTAAACAAGGGCGACAGGCGCAATAACAAGATCATCAACAACGAGGCCACCGAGGATGCCGGGGCGCTTGCTGCTGGCATGATGAGCGGCCTTACCTCGCGCTCCAGGCCGTGGTTTAACCTCGTTGTCCAATCCAAGGAGGCGATGGAGTTCGGACCGGTCAAGTCTTGGCTCTTCGAGGCTACCGAGCGTGTGCGCGATGTGCTGTTGCGCTCGAATTTCTACAACTGCCAGCACGTGTCCTATCTCGAAATGGGTGTGTTCGGCACTGGCGCAATCTGGATCGACGAAGACCCGAAGAACGGCATCCGTTGCGAGGTGTTCACCGCTGGTGAGTATTACGTTGCCAACGGTGCAGATGGTAAGTGCAACGCGTTCTATCGCGAGTTCAAGCTTACCGCTGCACAGATGGCAGAGCGGTTTGGCAAAGAGAACCTCAGTCCCCAGGCACAGGCCGCGCTCAGCGAGGCGCGCCAAGACCAGTGGTTTGACTGCGTGCAGATGGTCGAGCCAAACGCCGACTATCTGCCAGGTTCCAAAGTGAGCCGTCTGCTGCCGTATGTCTCGCTGGTGTGGGAGAAGAGCGCCACGCCTGACAAGGTTCTCGAGCATCGCGGCTTACACGAATTCCCGGTAGCCGTAGTGCGCTGGGACACTCTGCCGGGCGACTGCTATGGCACTGGCCCGGGCCGTCGCTGCCTTGGCGATATCAAGGCGCTCCAGCTCTATGAGCGCAGTTCTGCCCGGATGGCTGAGACGGGTTCCAATCCTGCCGTCCAAGCGCCGGTATCACTGCAAGGCAAACCGAGTTCCACCAACCCGGGAACGATCACATACGTCGATCAGGTCGGGGCGCAAAACTCGATCATGCCGATCTACGAGCCCAACCCTCAGTGGCTCGCAGTGATCGAAGGCAAGATTGCACGCCATGAGGCCCGCATCCGTCGCTCGTTCTACACCGATCTGTTCCTGATGATCAGTGAGATGGACAACGTACGCACGGCCACCGAGATCAACGCACGCCGCGAAGAGAAGATGGCGATGCTTGGCCCGGTAGTTGAGCGCGTCGACTACGAAGGCCTAGACCCGATCATCGAGCGCGTGTTTGGCATCATGCTTCGCCAGTCCATGCCGATTTGGGCAGGCATCATCGATGGCGAGCCTTTGCTGCCTGAGCCTCCGGAGGAGTTGGGCCAGAACGTAGTCGAGGCTGACTACATCTCGATCCTGGCACTGGCTCAGAAAGCCGGCGCGGTCAATGGCCTGGAGCGCATCGCTGCCACCATCGGCAACCTGTCTGGCGCATTCCCCGAGGTGCGCGACAAGTTCGATGCGGACCAGTGGGTCGACGAGTACGCCGAAGCGGCTGGCGTTGTCCCGACTGTCATTCGTGGCGACGAAGAGGTTGCCGCAATCCGCGAACAGCGCGCCCGCCAGCAGCAGGCGGCAGAAGCACAGCAAGCACTCGCCAGCGGTATCGAAGGCGCCAAGCTTCTATCCGAAACCCAGGTCACGCCAGACAACGCGCTAGGCCAGCTACTCGGAGCATAAATGTTCGAAGACAACGAGATCACGCAACAGCGTGAGGACGCCGCGCGCCTGAGGCAAAGGCAGCGTGAGGACGACGTGAAGTCTCAGATGGCGACCCTAAGCGGTCGCCGTTTTGTTTGGGATCTCCTGAGCCGCACCCGATACGAAGGCCGCTCGACCCTCTTCGACACCCACGGCGGACGCCAGAGCTATCTGCTCGGCGCCTACGAGGTAGGCCGAAACCTTTCCGAAGAAATCCGAACCCTCTGTCCTGAGCAGTACCTGCTCATGGTCAGGGAGAACAGCAAACAACCCGACGAGGTTAACCAATGACCGAAGCAGTCGATACCGCCACCACTACCGTAAGCGGGACCGAGAGTGCGACGTCAGAGGCCCAGGCTAGCCAGCAACAAGCTGCCGAGCAGGGCCAACAGCAGCAAGCCCAAGCGCAACAGCAGGAACAGAAGCCCGCAGTACCCGACGCGTACAAGTTCGAGTCCCTCCCGGAGGGGTACGACTTCAGCGCCGAGGCTCAGGCCGAATGGTCCGGCGTGTTCAAGGAACTGGGTCTGACCCAGGAACAGGCCAGCAAGCTGGTCGAGATGGACGCCAAGCGGCAGGCATCGGGTGCTCAGGCATCTGAGCAGGCCGCAATCGAGTACCGCAACCAGCAGGTCTCCAAGTGGGAGTCCGAACTGAAGCAAGACGCGGCATTCGGTGGCGCCAATTTCGAGGCCAACGTTGGCATCGCACAGAAAGCCCTGGCCGATTACGGCACCCCTGAGCTTACCGCGATGCTGAAGGAATCCGGGCTGGGATCTCACCCGGAAGTCGTCCGCTTCTTCCACCGAGTCGGCCAGCAATTGGCCGAGGGCAAGTTGCATCGCACCACCACCGAAGTCCCAACCGAACGCTCGCTTGCCGAGCGGATGTACCCCAACTATCCCGCTTAAGGAGTCCCCATCATGGCGACTATTGGCAATACCGTCCCGACGCTGCTTGACGTAGCAAAACGACTGAACCCGGATGGCGGCGGCATCATGCCGATTGCTGAGCTGCTGTCCCAAGAAAACGAGATGCTGCTGGACATGCCCTGGTACGAGGGCAACCTGCCCACCGGCTCGCGCATCACTACCCGCACCGGCCTGCCGGATGTGATCTACCGCAAGCTGAACAGCGGTGTTCCGCCGAGCAAATCGACCACCGCGCAAGTGGATGAGGCATGCGGCATCCTCGAAGCTCGCGGCCAGGTTGACGTGGACCTGGCGATGCTGAATGGCAATACCGCAGGTTTCCGCCTGTCTGAGTCGCGCGCATTCATGGAGGCAATGAACCAGGCCATGCAGCGTGGCGTGATGTACGGCAACACCGACGTCACCCCCGAGTCGTTCACTGGTATCGCGCCGCGCTTCAACACCGTCAGCACCGCAACTGCCGCAACCGCTGCAAACGTCATCGACGCCGGCGGCACCGGCTCTACCAACACCTCGATCTGGCTGATTGGCTGGGGCGAGAACACCGTCCACGGCATCTATCCGAAGGGTTCGCAAGCCGGCCTGGTCCACAAGGATCTTGGTGAAGGCGACGCTTTCGATGCCAGCGGTAACCGCTTCCGCGCCCTGATGGACCAATACCAGTGGAAGGCCGGCATTGCGGTCAAGGATTGGCGTTACATCGTTCGCATCGCGAACATCGATGTCACCACCCTGACCAAGAACGCCGCCTCCGGCGCTGACATCATCGACCTGATGACCCAGGCACTGGAACTCATCCAAGGGCTGACCGGCGTCACTCCTGTGTTCTACGTGTCCCGGCGCATCCGTTCGTTCCTGCGTCGCCAGACCGTCAACAAGGTTGCTGCAAGCACCCTGACCTACGAGAACGTGGCCGGCAAGCCTGCGCTCATGTTCGGCGAAGTCCCGGTTCGCCGCGTCGACGCCATCCTCAACACCGAAGCCCGCGTGGTTTAAGGAGACGATCATGTACGTCGATAAGCAAGCCGAATTCTCGGACAGCCAGGCGGTAACGGCTACCGCCATCTCCACCAACGTCTACGACCTGTACCCGCGTGGTAATGCGGTCAACACCAACGTCACTCGCGACATCGGTGTGGGCGAGGACGTCTACCTGGTCGTCCAGTGCGACACCACTGCAACCGCAGCCGGCGCCGCAACTGTGACTGTCAGCCTGGAATCGTCCTCGACCGCAGACCTGGCAACCTCTCCGACCGTGCACTTCGTATCGGCAACCCTGGCTCTTGCCAACCTTGTTGGTGGCACCACTCTGCTCGCAATCAAGCTGCCGGCTGGCCAGTACAACCGGTACGTTGGTGTGCGCTACACCGTCGCAACCGGCCCTCTGACTGCCGGTGCGTTCTCTGCGTTCCTGGCCAAAGACATCCAGGCGTTCCGCGCCTACGTCAAAGGCTACAACTTCTGAGGACTGACTGATGGCTAAGAAAGAAGAAGCCAAGAGCGGTACCGCTAAGTGGTGTGAAGTGCTCGAAGTGAGCTACATCGCTGATCGCATCTGCCAGCCCGGCGAAAAGGTTCTGTACGACCCGGGCGAGGATGGCGTAATCGGGCCGAATCTTCGCGAAATCAAAGAAGACGAAGCCAAGTAACACCTCAGGGCCCTTCGGGGCCCTTTTCTATTTCCGAGGGACGCCATGAGTTCGATAGTAGACATCGCCAACATGGCGCTTTCGCACATCGGTAACAGCGAGCGTATCAACGCCCTGGATGAGGCGAGTGCGCAGGCCGAGCAATGCAGCCTGTTCTTCGAGCCGTGCGTTGACGAGGTATTGCGCGCCATTCCGTGGGGGTTCGCCACCGCATTCGTGGACCTGGCAGAAGTGGCGATCAACCCCGACCCTGAGTATCCCTACTGCTATGCGATGCCCGTTGACTGCCTGTTGGCTCGTCGCATTGTCAATTCGGTGTGGCCTGTCGGCTACTACCCATTCCCCTGCGACTACCAGTTGCCGCAAATCCCGCCGATCCAGTTCCGTGTGATCAACGGATCCAGCGGTAGATTGATCTCGACGACTGTCTCCCCCGCGAAGCTTGAGTACACCACCAAGCTCTCTACACCCGAGATCTTCGATCCGATCTTCGTGTCTGCGCTGTCGTGGAAGCTTGCGGCAAAGATCGCTCCTGCGCTGAGTCGTGACTCGAACATCGCTGAAAAATGCGAACAGCAGTATCAGTACGAAATCCGAAATGCTGGGGCAGCCAGCTTCAACGAAGCTCAGCGTGGCCCGCAGCCTGAATCTTCCTTCATCTCGGTGCGCTCATGACCCTGCTCGTTCAGCCGTCTTTCAGCGCGGGCGAGATGGCGCCTGCGACCTATGGCCGTGTTGACCTGGCGCGCTACTACACTGGTCTGCGCACCTGTCGAAACTTCCAGGTGCTACCAGAGGGTGGCGTACAGAACCGCTCTGGCACGAAGTTCATCGCCGAGGTGAAAGCCAGCGCGAATTTCACTCGCCTTATCCCCTTCCAGTACTCGACCGAACAGACCTACATCTTGGAGTTCGGCAACCTGTATATCCGCTTCGTGAGCAATGGCGGGCAGGTTGTCAGTGGATCGGTGCCCTACGAGATCGCTAGTCCGTACACAACTGCCGATCTGCGCGATCTGAAGTTCACTCAGTCTGCCGACGTTCTGACCATCGTTCACCCGAACTACGCGCCACGCGAGTTGAAGCGCCTTGCCCCGACCAACTGGACGCTGACCACTATCGACTTCCAGCCGGGCATCGCTGCTCCAACTGGACTCTCTGGCTCGCCGCGCACTGGTGGGTCTGGCGACACAACGAACTACCGGTACCGGGTTACGGCAGTCAGTTCGAAGGACACAGGTTCCATCGAGTCCTGGGCGAGCAATACCGTCACTGTGGCGAGCTTTGACGATAAGCCAGGCGCCACCCTGTCCTGGACAGCCGTAACAGGTGCGGACCACTACAACATCTACAAGGACAAGTCATCGGGGGTTTTCGGCTACATCGGCCAGGCTGACACCACTTCGTTCAGCGACATCAACATCGCGCCTGACAACGACAAGACTGTGCCGATTGGATACAACCCATTCACTGGTGGCAACAACCCATCGGTCGTAGGCTACTTCCAGCAGCGGCTAGTCTTCGCAGCCAGCAAGGACCAGCCTCAAACCATCTGGATGAGCAGGGTCGGGGACTTCCATAACTTCGGATACTCGGACCCCTACAAGGACGATGACGGCATCGAGTTCACGATTGCCAGCCGCGAGGTAAACCAGATTCGTCACCTCGTATCGCTGCGTGATCTTCTGGTGCTGACCTCTGGCGCAGAGTGGTCGGTTAGTTCCTCGAAAGAAACCGGTATCACCCCTGAGTCGATCTCTGTCAGCGCGCAAAGCTATTTCGGTTCTAGCGGCGTGATTCCAGCCGTCTACGCCAATACTGCGCTGTACATCCAGGCCAGGGGCGGCAAGCTTTCGACGCTCGCCTATAACGATATTGATGCCGGCTTCAGGCCAAGCGACGTGAGCGTTCTTTCATCGCACCTACTGCGCGGGTACACCATCGAGGACCAAGCATTCACGCTGACGCCCAATGGCGTTCTGTGGATGGTCCGTAACGATGGTGTATTGCTCGGATTCACGTTCATGCCAGAGCAGCAGGTTTTCGCCTGGCATCGTCACGACACCGATGGCGAGGTCGAATCCGTAGCGACTGTTCCAGAGGGCGACGAAGATATCCTCTACATGATCGTCAAGCGCACGATCAACGGGTCTACCAAGCGTTACATCGAGCGCATGCAGTCACGCCAGTTGACCAAGTTCGAAAGCGGCGATTACGTCTATGACCGCTCGTTCTTCGTCGACTGCGGCCTGACTTACGACGGGCGCGGCACCATGAGCGCTACGTTAACTGGTGGGACTGACTGGAAATACCCGAACCCTCTGACCCTTGAGGCTCTATCGGCTCCGTTCAACCCCGGGCATGTCGGTCGCTATCTAATTCTCTATGGCGGTGGAGACGAGGACAATATCGGCGATGTGCTGACCGTCAAGATTCTCTCCTATGACTCCCCTGGCGTCGTTTCCGTGGAACCTCAGACTATCGTTCCTGAGTCATTGCGCGGGATATCGGCAACGCGCTGGGGCTTCGCCGCAACCACCATCAGTGGGCTTGGCCATCTTGAGGGCAAGACGGTTTCGATTCTCGCAGACGGAAACGTCGCGCCTCAGGCGGTTGTCTCTGGGGGTTCAATCACGCTGGATGGTCCTTCACTTGTTGTGCATGTCGGCCTCCCGATCACTGCGGAGATAGAGACGCTAGATATCACCATGCAGAACCAGCAGGCGTTTCTCGGCAACAAGAAGCGCATCAACCAGCTTGTCGTGCTGCTCGAGCAAAGTCGTGGCTTCTGGGCGGGCGCTCGGAGTGATCGTTTGAGGGCTGCATCCGGCTGGGAATACAAGCAGCGTGCGACAGAGAACTACGGCGAGCCTATCGAACTGAAGACAGGCAAGGCGGAGATCAGTATCAGCACAGACTGGACGGACGATGGCCGCATCTTCATCCGCCAAAGTGACCCGCTGCCCATTACGATCTTGGGAGTTCTTCCGAATGTCCAGGCCGGGGGCTGAGCTTAGGGCTGTCGACGAGCAGATTATTGCTCACGTCGTGGCCAATGTCCGCGAGGCAGATCGACTTGAGTTCGAGGCTATTCGTGGCGCTGATGTAGAGCAGGAATTGCGCTACGCCGTGGAGCAGAGCGAAGAGGCGTTTGTTCTGGTTAGCCGCGGAGAACCTATCGTGATCTTCGGATGCATTCGGTACGACGACCGAATCGGCGTTCCTTGGATGATCAGCACGCATGCCGTTACCAGGCATCGCGCAGCTTTCCTCCAGGAATGCAGAGATCAGATTGGCCGCATGCGTCAACGCTACGCGGCGCTCATCAATTACACCGACGCCAGATATGAGCAGGCCCTGCGATGGATGCAGTGGCTCGGCTTCGACATGCTCGATGCTGTCGAGTACGGCGTAAACGGTGAACTTTTCCACCCATTCACTATGCGAGGCGAACTATGGGCGCAGCATTAGCGGCAGGCGCTGCCGGAGCTGGCGGGCTGCTGAATGCCTATTCGCAGATTCAGCAGGGCAAGGATGCTGTACGCACCGCGAACCGGCAGCAGGCCTATCTAAATCGCCAGGCACGTCAGGTGCTGGACCAAGGCGAATTCGAAGACGCTCAATTGTACGAACAGGGGCGGCAAATCGTTGGCGCCCAACGTGCCGGGTTCGCGGCTAACGGCGTAGACGTGAACAGCGGAAGCGCGTCCCGTGTTCAAGAGTCGACGATGAATCAGGTTGCCATGGATGCGGAGCAGGTCAGGCGGAACGCATTCAATCAAGCGTTTGGCATCGTCACGCAGGGTAACGAAGGAGTCCGTCAGGCACGCGCCGACTATCGCACTCGTCGCCTGAATGCCTTCAGTTCTCTTCTCACTGGCGGCTCGCAAGCCTACGGCAACTACAAGGCGCTTTCCTGATGGCAGCACAGATCCCGCAATATCGACGCAGGGTAGGTCCTGACGTACCACAGGCTCCGCGTGCGCTTGGCCAGAGCGTTGATGCATCAGGCCTCGCCCAAGGCTTGTCAAGCGTATCCAACGCGATAACTCAGATATCGCTGAAGGAGAAACAAGAGGCCGACCAGACTGCGCTCATCGACTTCAGCACGAAGGTTGATCAGCTCCGAAATGATCTGATGTACAACCCAGAAACTGGAGCTATGACAAAAAAGGGCGGCGCCGCCCTGAATGTAACCGGAAAGACCGTCGGCGCGTTTGATGAGCGAACCGCTCAGCTTATCGACGGCCTGGCAAATGAGGATCAACGACGCCAGGCAAAGCAGTATGTTGCAAAGTCGAGGACTGATTTTGAGGGGACTCTTGGTCGGTACGAGTTCAAACAGCAGCAAGCGTATAAGGATCAGGTCGATCTGGCCGCAATCGCCACGGCGCAGAACACTGCGGCACTGAACTACAACGACCCTAAAGCTGTAGAGGAAAGCCGAAGCCGAATCGACGGGATACTTCAGCTTCAGGCTCAACGCAATGGCTGGGGCCCAGAGGTATTGGAGGCTAGACGGCAGAAGGTCGGCAGCGAGATGTACGCCGACGTTCTTCAGCGCCAAGCTGCCGAGGATCCATATCGAGCACAGAAAACTCTGAAAGAGGTCCAGGGCTCTCTTACTGCTGATGATCTGGTTCGTGTTGGCGGCATGATTGAAAGCAAGATAGACCGGCTTCAACAAAAGGCCGAGATGGCCGCTCTTCGCCGAGAGAACGCAGCTCAGCAGACGCTTAACAAGATCAATGCTCAGATAGCTAGCGGCGTACCTGCTAGCGATGAAATGTGGAAGGAGTGGAGTCGGTCAGTGCAGGGTACTTCTGCACAGAAAGATTTTCAGGAGTTGGTCTCTCAGGAGGTTGAAACTCAAAAGGTTCTCAACGGGATGCCTATTGATCAGCAGGCCATGTATGTGAACCAGAAAGCTGCTGAACTCCAAAAGAACGGGGGCACACTTGCAGAGGCCAACAATCTGGCCCGCCTTGGCCGCGCTATAGCTGCAAGCAACAAGATGCTTGGCGAGGCGCCTCTCGAATATTTCCAGACTCGCCTTGGCGGTGAAGTCCAACCAATAGACCTTAGTTCTGATGATCTGCCTGACGTGCTATCGCAGCGCATCACCGCTATTCGCAGCTTGCAAGACAAGTTCGGGCAAACGGTTTCAATGAAGCCACTACTGCCGCAGGAAGCAAAACAGCTTAGCGCACAGGTCGAAGGTATGAGCCCACAACAGCAAAGTGAGCTTTTTGGCAAGCTACATACTGCTATGGGTGATGATCGCGCCTATGCCGGGGCAATGCAGCAGATCGCTCCTGACTCTCCAATCAGGGCTCTTACCGGTATGCTAGCAGGGAAACAAAGAAGCCTTGTGACGGAGACAAAATGGTTCAGGCCTGATGTTGAAGTTACCAGCGGCGACGTAGCGCGCACAATGGCGACTGGAGAGAGCATCCTGAACAAGACGAGAGCGCAGAGGCAGGCAGATGGCGCATCGACAAAGTACCCGATTCCTCCAGAGAAGGAATTTGTGGTTGAGCTTGATAAACAACTAGGAGGGGTATTTGCAGGTCAGCCGCAATCTTATGGCCTTGCTCTCCAGGCTGTTAAAGCTTATTACACCGGAGCCGCTGCCGAGCAGGGAATTGCTAGCGCTGATGTTGACAGCGATCTTATGAATAAAGCCATAAAGGCCTCTATTGGCAGCGTCGTCGACTTTAACGGACAAAAGACGATAGCTCCTTGGGGTATGAGTGGTTCGGACTTTGAGCCTGCCGCTAGGGCAAGCATCGAGCAGTTGCTGGATGAACAAGGCGCATCCGATCTTGATAAAGCGATGATCGATAATTACACGCTTCGCCAGGCTCGTGACGGAGTCTACTACGTCATGCAGGGACAGCAGTTCAAATATGGCACGGACGGCAAGCCATTGATTATCAAGGTTGGTGGCCAATGAGCTTCATCGGTGACTTGGCGTTTGAGGATCAACGCGCGCTAGAAGATGAGGCGCTAGCCAATCCCGCAGTAAATGACACATCTCCAGATTTTTGGGATGGGTCGCTTGATTCTATTGGCACGGGCTTCATCCGTGGAGCGTTTGAGGCTGCATCGTCGGTAGAAGCAGGTTTTAACAATCTCTGGATCAGCGGGCTGGATGCCGCTGCATCTGCATTCTTGCCTGAGCCTCGCGGTGGCGGCACGCCTAGCGTAACTGATGCGGAAACAATGTTGCGCGATGAGCAGGCCAAGGCGAATGCTGAATACATCACAAACCTTCGACCAGATCCTGAAACTACCGGCATGGCAGCCCAGGTTACTGGCGAACTGGCAGCCGTAATCCCTCGCACCATCGCAGGTTTTGCTGCCGGGGGGCCAGTTGGAGGAGCAATTGCCGCAGGCGCTCCGGCTGGATATGCAGGCGCTATTGAGGCTGAAGCGCAGGGAATTGACCCTGAGACGGCTAGAATTAAAGGTGCTATCGCTGCTGCCACATATGGGATTGGTGCACTGATGCCGGCAGCTAGGTTCGTCGGCGCTGCTGTTCCTGACTTTGCTGTAACGGTTGGGGCAAACGTCGGCCTCGGTGTTGCATATCGCGGCGGGACTGCTGCGCTACTGGAAGCTAATGGTTACACCCAGCAGGCCCAGCAGTATAAGGCCCTTGACGCCACTAGCATGGCGGTTGACGCTGTTCTTGGAGCGGCATTCTGGGGTGTAGGGAGGATCGGCGCTCGCGCTCCTCAGCAAGATATAGACGCAGCACTGGCAGCAAACAACAGCGGCCATGCGCAAGATGGATCGGCCCCAGGGGCTCCGGTTGACCCTGCCTCATCAGTTGCCCATCAAAGCGCTCTGGACTTGGCTATCAGGCAATTATCCCGAAATGAACCCGTAGACCTTTCGCCTATTGCGCCTTTGGTGGATAGAGCCGAGTTCCTTCGCGGTAATCGTGTTGGGCCAGATGACGCGGCTATCCGCTCAGCTGCGGAGCAGGAAGTTATCCCGCTGATTCGCCAGGAACTTGAGGCGGAAGCTGGCGGACGCTCAGGCGTCATTAACGACTTAAAGGTGGAGCGCGCATATCTCAGCTCGGAACTGTCGCGCATCGCAGACACATTCAAAAGCCGCGCCAAGGACTTCCAAGGCCAGCGAATGTCGCGTAAGCAGGCAGAGTCTGCCGCTCGCCGCGCGATAGCCAGTGAGCGCGCTTCACTTCAAACCAGAATTACCGAGATAGATCGAGTTTTTTCTGAGAACCGTGCAGCAGAGCGTGCGGCTGGGGAAATAAACCAGATTGACCGAGGTGAAATCCCGGCTCGGTTCATGGACCGCATTGCTTCGCGCGAGGCAGAAATTAAGAATGGTTATCGCAAGACCGCTCTTGTAAGCAGTGTCAGCCCTGATCGAGGCGCTGCACTTATGCGCCTTGCCAACGATGAGATTCGGAAAATCCTTCAAGAGCAATTCCCCAATCAGTCTGCTCCTGATGCTACCTCAGTGCGCACCCCTGAGCGTGATGCCGCATCCGCTGTAGATGATGCGCTAGCGAATCCAGGCCGAGGTATCTCTCGCGCCACGCCTCGCACCGACGAGGCGGCTAGGTCTGGCGGCCCAGAGAGTCAAGCAAGACCCAAATCTTCCGGGCGATCCGATGAAAGCGAACTGGATCCTGTGGTTTCGGATTTGGTCCAATCAATCATGTCAGGAGAGCGAGAAATAACCCTGCCCACTGGAGCGGTTGATGCGGACGGGAATCTGGTTACTGTCTCGGCCCGCGAGCTACTTGATCAGGCAGACGCTCAGGTGGCGCGCGCCGAAAACGATTCCAAAGGAATTATTGCTGCTGCGCTTTGTGCGCTGAGGTTTGGAAACTGATGAGACGGCAATGTATTCAGGCTGTGCAGCAGGCGATTGGGCGCCCGCTCAACCATACAGAAATCAGGGATATCGAAGCGCGCATATCTCGCAACATGAGGGAACTTGCTCGTATCGACCCGAACTGGCAGACGCTTACTCGTAGTGACCGGATTACAGCCGCTGGCCAGCGCGCCGCGGATGAACTAACCGCAGAGGCCGCAAAGGCGCGTCAGCGCACCGCGCTCACCATCCTTGCCCATGATCGCGTGCAGAACTTCCTGGAGGGGTATGACGGCAACCGTCTTGAGGCCCTAGATAGAATCCTCGCATTCTCTTCTGACTACCCAGGAATCCAATCGATCGAATCTGCATCTCGCGCAATCCGAGACGAGGCAATGGGTCGTTTGCTAGATGTTATCGATCAGACGCGCGGTAGATTTCTTGGGCTTATCGCGAACCGCGAAGGCACCACTGCGCTGGTGCGCGAGCTTCATGGAGAAGATTCCGGGGTTCCGGCAGCGCGTGAGGCGGCGCGCCAATATCATGAGGTTGCCGAGAGCCTTCGCCAGCGCTTCAATCGGGCGGGCGGTGATATTGGTCGGCTAGACGACTGGGCTTTGCCCCGTGGGCATTCTCAATACCGTATCGCTCGTGACCTCGCCGGCTGGGTTGACCGGCACATGGGGTGGGTTGATCGCAGCCGCTACCTGAACGAAGACGGAACCCGCATGACGGATGACCAGCTTCGTGATTTCCTGACTCATGCTGGGACAACGCTAGCGACTGGTGGAGTGAACAAAATCGAGCCAGGAAGGGTCGGCGGAAGTGGGATGCGTGCGAATAGAGGCAGCGAGTCTCGCCAGATCCACTACCGTGACGCAGATGCATACATGGCTGCGCAGGAAGCGTATGGCGACAAGAATATTATGGACCTGATGTTTGGCCATATCGACCAGATTTCTCGCGACATCGCGCTTGTGGAAACCTTAGGACCTAACCCAAACCACGCGTTCAAATATTTCTCAGAATCTGCATTCCAGCATGAGTCTGTGTCATCGCCGAGAGATATAAGTCGGCGCCTTAACAAGCAGCGTAAGCGGCTAGATTACCTTTACACCGAGGTTGCTGGTACGCGCGAGCCGCCCGTCTCTGCACGCATTGCAAACTGGTTCGATACATATCGCGGGGTTAACGTAGCATCCAGGCTGGGTAGCGCGGTAATTACGGGGTTTTCCGACCAGGGCACAATCGCACTTACTGCAAAGATGAATGGCATGCCAGTAATGAGGGTATTCTCCAATGAGGCGAAGATGCTCAACCCGCTGAATGACCAGCATCGCCGCATTGCCAGTCGCGCTGGTTTGGGTATCGACCAGCTCATGGGTAGCATGGCGCGCTGGGGGGCTGACGGTCTTGGTCATGACGCTGAAGTGGCAGGTCGAGCATCGGGTTACTCGCAGACGGCGGCAACAACGCTTCTCCGCGCGTCAGGCATGAATGCTATTGATGCAGCCAACCGGCGTGCTTTTGGCGCAACCATGATGGATGCTGTCGGGTACCTAACGCGCAACCACGAATCCATGTCCTCTCTTGAAGCAGGGGATCGGGCAAGGCTGCGCAAGATGGGTGTGACGGATACAGACTTCTCTGTATGGCGCTTGGCCGAAACTGAAGATTGGCGCGGCATTGGAGACACCATCCTAACTGCGGGTAGCATCTACAGGATCACAGACGAGGCTCTTTCAGAGATTTCCGCGCGGACACGTACCAGCCCGCAGCGGTTGAGAGACCAGGCAGCCACCAAACTGCTCGGCTCTGTCCTTGATGAAACAAACATGGCCATCCCTGCGCCAGGGGCCAGGGAGAGAGCATTCATGCATGGGGGCAAGACTCGCGGAGAATGGGGCGGCGAGCTAGTTCGTTCGTTCTGGCAGTTCAAGTCGTTCTCTGTCTCAATGATCATGAAGCACTGGAAGAGAGCTTTCGCTCAGCAAGCCGGCTGGGGAAAGGCCGGCTATATGGCGGCGATCTTCGCAAGCACAACAGTGCTTGGAGCTATTTCCCTTCAGTTTAACGAGATAGCCAGCGGTCGTGACCCAAAAAACATGCTAGACGCCGATGATACGACTGGTGTTCCAGGTCTTCGATTTGCTTTGGCTGCAATGCTTAAAGGGGGCGCCCTGTCTATCTATGGCGACTTTCTATTCTCAGATACGACCAGCTATGGAACCTCTCCGCTTGCAGCAATCGGAGGCCCCATAGCCGGGGATATTGAGGCGCTATTCAAAATCAGAGGGACGGCACAGGACCTAAAAGGCGATCAGCTTGGTGGGAACCTTGTGAAATTCGCAAAGAGCCACATCCCTGGAGCAAACCTCTGGTACACCAAAGCTGCCACTGATCACATGATCTTCCACCAGTTGCAAGAGTACTTCTCTCCCGGCTACCTTCGTCGCATGGAGCAGCGAGCCCGCAAGGAATTCGGTCAAAGCTATTGGTGGGAGCCTGGTGATGTATCCCCAAGGAGAGCGCCAGATATCGGCGCTGCTACGGGAGAGTGATCATGTCTCGTCAGGAAGACGGACGTACTCATGACAGGCCGAGTTGGTCCAGTACCCAATAGTGTTCTTCCGCATGGTCACCTTTTGGATTACGCCATTCGAGTCGGTCAGCAAGTCAAGCTGGCACTCAGTACCTATTTTCCCGCCGCTGATCTGTTGTGTGTACGCTTGGTTTCCGCTGAACGTTGTTGTCGCGGATCCCGGCATGTAGACGCTTTTCGAACTTGACCAGTAGTAGACGGTACTGCCGTCAGACAGCTTGTAACTGTTGCTTGGCGCCCCGTTTGCGATCACGAACTGATCGAGATGCAGCCCTTCATACCTCACAAGCTCGTCGATGGTCGCCTGGTCGCTAACGCATCCCCCCAATATAACCGTTGCCGCTAAGGTGAAAACCGCCTTGATGTGCATCACGCCTCCTTTGTGCCGAGATTCAGGACCGCTCGAAGGTATACCCAAGTCATCAATCTAGCAATAAGAACGGTTCGCTAGCTTTGTCTGGCATTTGTTATTCACCCCCAGAGAACCCCGCCTAGTGCGGGGTTTTCGCATTTCTGGAGCATCGAAAATTGACTGTCTCGACAACTGATAGCGTTATCGAATACGAAGGCAATGGAGTCACTACGGCTTTCCCTGTGCCTTTCAAGTTCCCGGCTAATGGCGACCTTGTGGTAACTCAGGTCTACAACGACGTTTCGACAACCCTCGCGCTTGGAACTAACTACTCAGTGGTTGGTGCTGGTGCACAGGCTGGTGGGGCGGTAATTGTCAACGTGCCAACTCCGGATGGTGCGACTCTTAGCATTTCCAGAAGCCTGGATGCAGTTCAAGAAACCGATCTGCGCAACCAAGGTCGGTATTTCGCGGAGACGCATGAGAGCGTTTTCGACTATCTCACGATGCTGATTCAGCAGGGGTTCTCAGGTCTTTCCAGGGCCTTGAGGCGCCCAATAGGCAAAGACTACTTTGACGCCGAGAGTCGAAGAATTTCCAATGTCTCCGACCCGGTTCTTGCGCAGGATGCGGCAACCAGGAAGTGGTCCCAAGAATATTTTTCTGACTTGATAAGTGATATTCAGGGACCGGTAAACAATGCGCAAAATGTGCTTTATGTGGACGGTGACGGAATATCAACTACCGTTCAGAAGGGAGTTATAAAGCAATTCACCTCCGTCTCTGATGTAAGGGGAAAACCGGGAGATAAGGATGGGGAGCAAGCAGTCCTTCTTGGATACTATCAAGACGCGCCAGGGGTTGGGGGCGGAAACTTGTACTGGGATTCTCTCTCCGTAGAGCCAGACAATGGCGGATCGGTCTTTGCTGTCACCGGAGCCGCCATCGGTCGCTGGAAGCGCGATATCACCCATGGCGTTTGGGCCGAGTGGTTCGGAGCTCGCAATGACGGCACGGATGCGGCAGGAACTACTGCGGCGGTATGGGCCGCAATCATCGCACTCCGGCACGACCCGGAGACGATCGTGCAGTACATCGGCGGTCCCACTGTCACAGCGTATGCATCCGGGCGACTGAACTTCGGTAACGGGGTCTTTGCACTCCAGCCTGATAGTTTCGATATTACCCAGGACCTCGGCCTGACCATCGTCGGGCAGGGATTCAGAGGTAAGAACCAGGCGATGAAGGCGGCTACCACCCTGGTAGTGAGAGGTACAAGTTCTGGCTTCTTCTTTAGGCACTATGGGAATGGAGGCAGGAATCTAACATTCAACAACATTGATGTTGTGTATGATGACAGCCAATTCACCGGCGATATCATAGAAACCACCTCTTCTCCCGGCCTTACTCTGCAAAGGGTGCGGGTTGGCTGTTATGGTGGATTTCTTGCCAGTCGTCTCACCACCGCGAGAAGCTGTATACGGGCGACGTTTGATGAATTCATCAGATGCGAGGACGTCGTTTTCGATGGGGCTCAATATGGGTTCTACTCTGATGGGACGATAAACGTTCCAGGGCTTTCATTCGGCGGCTGGGGTGTGACTTTTCTGAATTGCACATTTTACGACTTCGCGAAGTCCATGGTTCTGCATGCTGGAAATCGCACAAGGCACAGCCTCAACATTATTGCGAGCTACTTTAACCCCATCAATACATCCCCCGAGCGCTGCCATGATATAGATAATGTCGAGGGGCTGATTATCGATGGTTGTCAGCACACTCCTAGCACTGGAAGCCAGCCTTCACAGGAATGGTTTAGGGTTATTGGTAGTACTGGCAGGATTTCCTGTAACGCCTTTGCCGGACTTTCCTCAAAACTTGGAACCATTGGTGGGGCGAATCCGTCTGCTGTTGAGTGGTCGAATAACCGGGTTTCTTGCCAGGGCGGCCTAACCATAACCGGTGGAGTTGTTCGCGGTGGCGGGAATGAGTACAGCAATGCCGACCACTCTGTAGACGTCGCTCCGGTTGCAATTGTATCTTTAGACATCGGGCCTGACATTCATAAAGCCGGCGTCACTGGTTACTCATATAGGATATCGGCAGATAGCTCGATGCTGAGTGGGAGAGTTAACTACTCATTCGAACAGGATAATTCCAATAGTAAATACTATAGCGCCTCTACTAGGGTTGGGATGTCAAACTGCGATAGCAGGTTCATAACTCTTGCTACTGCTGGAACCACCCTGTCGCCTTATAACGCTGGGCGCACGTACAATGTGACTGTTGCAGGTACGCAGACCTTGCCAACCCCGATCCCAGGGGCTGCGCCAATACGCATTCTAAAGTCCGGCGCAAATGCTCTGACGATTGCAACCACCTCTGGAACAAACTTCCTGATCGGTGCCTCCGGGTCAAGGACCAGTGCAGTGGCGACCTCTACTGAGGTAGGTTCTCTCATAGAGTTTGAGCCGTTAACGTCTACGACATGGGTTGGCAGAGTGCTATCAGGCACTTGGTCATTTACCTGACAGTTTCGGAGATGGGGACACAAGGATTCCTATCCTTGTGTTTCTTTCTACGATAGTCACTATTACGATATCCGGTCTGTACCTATCAACCAGATCGGCAATTACTTTATGGCTAGAACGCTGATGATGCAGTTGTAGGGTTTCTGAGAACGTGGCGGCCATAAAGGGGGATATAGCAGATCCGAAAGAGTCTCGAAGCCACAGAACACGCTTGTTGTTAAGCGCGCCCTCTGATCGGACCAATAGTGGCTTAACGGGAGCTGTAACTTGAACATTGTCTCCCGAGTAGACTTTCTCCATGCTTTCGAAGTCTATTTGGCTAACATGGATTTTACGTATGGAACTGTCCGACAGATCCACCTCTGCATCCGTGATGTACGGACGTATCCTTTGGAATGCAGAAAGGTCGCCGCCTCCCCGTTTCCTTATAATCACAGCCTCTGGTTTTGGTTCTTCAGGTATAGATATATCTGGGGAGTTAGATTTTATACGCTTCGCCAGTGCATAAAAAGAAACCCAAGCTCCTAGTGTATTCCAGTGAGTGTCTGTCTTGTAGTATAAAGGTGCGGTGGATCTAGATTTTATATTAATAAGTTCATTTTTTGGATATACAAAAATATCTGGAGATTTTCTGTATATGTGCTGGGCAATGCTTGTACCGGAAGGTGCAGCCCAGTCAGGAAGGTTCTCGGGGTATATCGTGGACTTGTCAGGGCCAATTAAAACATAGTAGCCCCTAACGCCATTTGACGAAAACCATTCACGCCATCCGTTAGAAACGTTTTTGATAATATCTGTTTTTGCAGTGTCGGAGTCCGTGACTCCGACTCGTTTTGCGGTTACAGAGTTTTCGAAGAAATCGCCGAGGAACATCCATCCGTCTCTTCCAATAATAACCTTTTCAGGACTAATGGATATTCCTAGCTTGTAGAAAATCATCCCGATGTAGGGTAGTGTAAAATCCATGTTGTAGGAAAGGTCCTTCCACCCTCCTATAGTTTCTGGAAGGGGTTTGTTTGAGCTAATCGCTTGCTCAATGTTTACGGCAGGAGCTATTCCTAGAACAGCGATAGAAATGAATATGAATGAATATATTTTCCCTTTCACTTCTATAATCCTTAGAAATTGAAATATAGGAATACGGTGCTTGTTGATTGTAGTGTAGAGTACATTGCCAAGCAGAATAGTATTGACATGTATATTGCTTTTAAATTTCCGATCCTTCCGGTCGTTGAAAGCTCGAATGAGTTTTTCTGTGAAATTATCAAAAATGCTGCTGCAATCATTCCATAGCACAGCGAGTTCGCAACAACACCGATTGGCAGAAATTGTAAAAGCTTGTCGGAAATTACCCCTGCCCATGCAAGATCGCTTGTCGGTATTTCAGCCAGGCTTTCCGATGAGATAGATCTAACATCAATCATCCCTCCAAGGATTGACATGGCTTCCTGCATGGATGTGGCTCGGAAAAATACCCAGGTTATATTTACGAATAGAAATGTCACAACCCAAGCCAAAGGTCTTGGCATAGACATGCCGAGATTTTTCCACATTCTGTGGATGACAAGCGCTCCACCATGCAGCGCCCCCCATATCACAAACATCCAGCTTGCTCCATGCCATAGGCCACCAAGAACAAACGTTGCCATTAGGTTGAAGTAAACTCTGGCGGAAGAACAGCGGTTTCCACCTAACGGGATGTAAAGGTAGTCTCGCAGATAGCGGCTTAGGGTCATGTGCCAGCGCCGCCAGAAATCTTGAATATCAAGCGCCTTGTAGGGGGAGTTGAAATTTATTGGGAGCCATATGTTAAAGAGAAGGGCCGCGCCGATGGCCATGTCGCAGTAACCGCTAAAGTCAAAATATAGTTGGAACGTGTATGAAAGGCTTGTCGCCCATGAGCTGAAAAAATCATGATTGGCACCGCTCGAAAATCCTGCATCTGCCCATACAGAGAATGTGTCAGCGATCATAACTTTCTTGAATAGACCGATGCTGAATATAAACAGTCCAGTAAGAATATTTCTATAGCGTACTGCCCATGTCCATTTCGACTTGAATTGACCCATCATTTCCTTGTGGTGGAGTATTGGGCCGGCAATTAGATGCGGGAAGAATGTAACGAATAAAGCGTAATTTATTAGGTCGTATTCTTTTGCTTCGCCTCTGTAGCTATCCACCAAGAATGCAATTTGAGTGAATGTGTAGAAGCTAATACCAAGAGGCAAGATTATTTCATGTAGCGCAAATTCTGATCCGGCCGCAGCATTCAGGTTCTCAATAAAAAAGTTCGCATATTTAAAGTATCCAAGCAGAGCCAGATTCGCAGTAATGCTTAATGCTAGTATTGTTTTTCTGTATCCACCAATGGATAAATTCTTTGAGGTCGGGGAGATCGCGCACCCTACTGCAAAGTTGAATAAAATTGACCCTATCAGGAGTGGTATATAGTCAACGCTCCAGTATCCATAGAAGAAAACACTGGCTAATACTAGCCATATTTTCCCCAATGAGATCATCCTTAGCTTGTTTAGTCCAAAATAAACAAAGAACACTATTGGCAAGTAGGCCAGTATGAAAGCAGCGGAACTGAAGATCATTATGCCTTCCTGTTCGTTCCCTGATGAGGGAAGGTTTGTTAGTGCTGTGGCCACATCGAGGGCGGCGCAGATCATACCCAATTGGAGCGGAACATGCCCATCACTGAGCAGCAGTTGCTGCATATCCTCCCGAACGCCGGCTCGAGGGCCGGCGTTTTTGTTGGTGCGCTGAACCGCGGGATGACGCGCTTCGGTATCACGTCGCCTGTGCGCGCGGCGACGTTCCTCGCCCAGGTCGGCCACGAAAGCGGCCAGTTGACCCGCTTGGTGGAGAACCTCAACTACAGTGCCCGTGGCCTGGCTGCGACCTGGCCGAGCCGGTACCTCGGCGCCGACGGCCAGCCCAACGCCCTGGCGCAGCGCCTGGCGCGCAACCCCCGAGCCATCGCCAACAACGCCTACGCCTCGCGCAACGGCAATGGCGACGAGGCATCGTGCTCCGCCTGGCGGCTGCCCGGCGCGTAG